ACAAAATATATCTTTAGAGTTTCAAGATTTAGGTATCTTAAAAGCTAAATATAGTGAGTTATTAAAAGAAGAACTTCCTAAAGACGAAGTTAAAGAAGATAAGGCAGAAGATAAAAAAGACTAATGCCTAAGAAAAGCCCTGCTTCAAAATTTGCTGACGTAGCAACAGGGGTAAGGCTTTCATCACATGAAAAACTCTGTGCTGAACGAATGAATAATATTCTTAAATCAATAGAAGAAATGAAAAAAGAAGTCAAAGATTTGAGACAGGACGTTTCTAAAGGAAAAGGAGCAATTTCTGTACTTGTATTTCTAGGAACTATTATACTTAGTTGCATAGGGTTTTTCCAATTTAAATAATTAATGAAATTTATATTAGCGTTTAGTATTTGCTCTGCAATTACTGGATTTTGTAATAACACTGCAACTGTGCAACCGCAGTACAACACTTGGTCAGAGTGTGTAAATGGTGGTGCTACTTTAACAACTAATTTTACTAAAACATTTGAAGAAAAAGCAAACAAAGAAAGACTATACGTTACATATTTTTGTAACGAAGTTGAAAACGAAAAAATTTAAAAAGGAGATAACATGATAATATATGGTTACACACCTAAAACTTGGTTTAACAAAATAAAAATATACTGGCGAAATACAGATAAAAAACTTTTTTCATTATTTGTAGCTTGGTCAGTTGTTCTATGGGCAATGTAAGATGTGGTTTGCATTATTAAAAAACCCTCTTACTAAAATTATAGCAGAAAAAACATTTGGAGCAATTTCACATAAATTACAAAAAGATAAGATTGTAAGAGAAAAAGAATTAGATGCAGTATCTCAAATTTCAATAGAACAAATTAAACAACAAGAACATTCGTGGAAAGACGAATGGTTATGTTTATTTTTTACAATTTTAATGGGATTACATTTTGTGCCGTACTTCCAAGACACAATGGAACGTGGGTGGACAATATTACAAAATGCTGACCCTATGTTTTGGTACATTATTCTAACTATCGTGGGAGCTTCATTTGGAGTGACTACAATGAATAAATTTAAGAAAAAATGATAGATAAGTTTATTTATGCAGTTTGTGGTTGGATAGATAAACATTTTGAATTTTTAAATAAAATTGTAGATGACGTTTACACTTTTGATTTTCCTAACTGCAAACCAAAGAAAAAACATAAAAGAAAATGAACGTATTAGACTTATTAAAAAAAAATATAGTCATAATACCTGTTGTAATTTCTTTAATAGTTGGAACATTTACAGGTGTTAGATACATAGTAAATTTGACAGAGACTATTAATAAAAACAAAGCAGAAATTGCTACAATTAACGACACTCATTTAAAAAACCATAAAGGTTACATTGCAAGAGTAAGTGAAAATCAGCAACACCTATTGTTAAACATAGAGAAGAATAAAGGAAACACTATAGTTGCTAATGACAAAATGAAAACACTTGAGGAAAAAATTAAACAATTAGAAATAGATTTTAAAAACTTTTTAATAGGAAACAAAATATTTAATAATGAAAAAACCAACTGATTTCTTATTACCTGTATTAGGTTTTATGCTTACAGGTTTAAGTGCTTGGGTACTTATGTCTGTCGTAGAACTACAGGTTTTAGTAGCAATGTTACAAGAAGAAATCCTAAACCTAAACAAAGACATCTCACGTCTTTATCACTACATGGATAAATTAATTAAATAATGAAAACAGCAAAATCGTATGTACCTAGAGAAAAACCTAAAAAAAGAAAAGGAATACATGTCAAGTCAAGAAACAAAGGAAGTACCTTTAAAAAATACAACCGACAAGGAAGACCACAATAATTTAGAAACAGTCTTAAAAGAGTTACCACAACTATTGGTAAACCATGCTTATAAGAAATTAAAATCAGGAGAAGATTTAACAGCTTCAGAAATGAAAGTATGTTTAGAAGTTTGTAAAACATACAGTAAAGAACCTTTATCTAAAAAGGAAGATAACATTTTAGACGAAGTACCATTTGATGATGGATAAACGATTAAAGAATTTTAAAAATTTTTTGTATTTATGTTGGAAGCATTTAACATTGCCAGACCCAACACCGATACAATTCGATATTGCAGATTACTTACAGTCAAACGAAAAGAGACTTGTAATAGAAGCATTTAGAGGAGTAGGTAAATCTTGGATTACCTCTGCTTTTGTCTGTCATCAATTACTTCTTAATCCACAAAAAAATATTTTGGTAGTATCTGCTAGTAAAACTAGAGCAGATGACTTCAGTACCTTTACACAAAGGTTAATTGCTGAAATGCCATTGTTACAACACTTAATACCTAGAGATAATCAAAGACATTCTAAAGTATCATTTGATGTAGCACCTGCGTTAGCCTCACATGCACCATCAGTTAAATCTATGGGTATTACAGGTCAGTTAACAGGTAGTAGAGCAGACATTATTATTGCTGATGACGTTGAGAGTGCTAATAACTCCCAGACACAGCTTATGCGAGATAGATTGTCAGAGACAGTCAAAGAGTTTGATGCAATCATTAAACCTAATACAGGTCGTATTATATTTCTTGGTACTCCGCAAAATGAGATGTCATTATATAACTCTTTAGAAGAAAGAGGTTTTAAGACAAAAATTTGGACTGCATTAGTACCTAATCAAACACAAAAAATTTCTTATGGTCACAAACTTGCTGACATTATAGTTGGTAAAGAAGGAGACCCCACAGACCCCAAAAGGTTTGACGCAATAGACTTAATGGAAAGACTATCTTCGTATGGTCGTTCAGGTTTTAACTTACAATTTATGTTGGACACAAGTTTGTCTGATGCAAATAGATACCCTCTAAAGTTAAACGATTTAATTGTAGCTTCAGGTTGTTCTACATGGAAAGAAGCTCCTGCAAAGATACAATGGGCTTCTTCACCAGAACAAATGAAAGCTATAGACCCTGACATACCAAACGTAGGGTTGAAAGGAGACTATTTCGTAGCTCCTATGTATATGTCTGATGAACACACTGCGTTTGAAGGCACAGTAATGTCTATTGACCCTAGTGGTCGTGGAGAAGACAAAACAGCGTATGCGGTGCTTAAAATGCTTCATGGAGTGCTTTATCTGACCTCTGTAGGCTCATTAGAAGGTGGTTATAGTGATAACACTATGGCAAGGCTTTCTAATATCGCAAAGAAACACGAAGTTAACTATGTGGTCATTGAGAGTAACTTTGGTGATGGTATGGCAACACAGTTGTTAAAACCTATCATGGCAAAGATACACCCATGTGAGATAGAAGAAGTTAGACACAATACACAAAAAGAAAAACGTATAATTGATACACTAGAGCCTTTGATGAATAGTCACAGGTTAGTAGTAGATGATTTATTAATTAACGAAGATTTTAAGAATGAGCCTGACCATCAGTTGTTTAGACAAATGACAAGGCTTACTAGAGACAAAGGTTCTCTAAGACATGATGATGCCATTGATGCTTTAGCTATGGCGGCTAAGTATTGGGTAGACAGATTAGATAGAGACCAACAGTTATCTTATAACCAACACAAAGAAGAATTGTTAGACCAAGAATTAGAAAGATTTATGGAAAACAGTATAGGAAGGACACCAGAAAAAGACAGATGGATATAAACCAGACAAAAGAAGCAGTTAAAAAAGAAGAAGGTTTTAGATTAGAAACATATCGTTGTACCGAAGGTCATCTTACAGGTGGATATGGTCACAAAATGTTGAAAGATGAAGTAGCTCCAACTACACATCAAGGGTGGTTAGAGATATTTGAAAGAGATTTTGCTAGAGCCGTTACAGGTGCAGAAGATTTGTTGATGCTATGTCCTAACATTAATCAGACTGCAAGGAACATTGTAGTTGAGATGGTATACCAAATGGGTGCTTATGGGGTATCTAAGTTTAAGGGTATGCTTAAAGCATTACAAGATGATGACTATAAGACTGCCAGTGTGGAGATGCTAGATAGTAGATGGGCTAAACAGACACCCAATCGTGCTAATCGAATGGCAGAACGCATGGCGAATATTTCATAGAAAATTCTGAGGGGGTATTCGTATATACGAGACGGCTAGTTTCCCCCATACACCACGCAAAAACTACGTCATAAAGTCAAAAAGGTAGGCATTTAGCGGATTTTTTTGTGTATAAGGATAGCATATCCTTTGCGTGTGCTGTGTGTGGGCGTACATTTTTTTATTTTCGCATGTGCTTGAGCTAGTCTGTTTTTTTGCTTTGGTCTTTATGTATACGCAGGGCGTGTGCGTTGCTCTCTTTAAGTTCCACGCCTAGC